TTAGCAAGAAACTCAGCACCAAGAAATGTTGCTGGAGACATTGGTAAGCTTTTTGGAGAAGCGATTGCAAGAAAAATTGATAAAGATTTAACAGCTTTATTTGGTGGTTTTTCAAATACAGTTGGCTCAGCATCGACAGTTATGTCTGCTGGATTAATCTTTAATGCAGTAGCTAAATTAAGATCAACAGGTGTACCAAGTGATAATCTTTCTTGTATATTACACCCACAAGTAGCTTTTGATCTTAAATCAGGTTTAACAAACACATTTGCTAACCCAAATATGGGTGCTGGAAATGAAGCATTAAGAACAGGATTTGCTGGTCAAATCGCTGGTGTTAATGTGTTTGAAACTTCAAATATGACAGACTCATCAAGTAATGATCCTGGAACTACAGGAGATTATAAAGGTGCAGTTTTCCATCCTGAAGCTTTAGCATTAGCAATGATGCAAGACTTGAAAATCGAAACTCAAAGAGATGCGAGTTTAAGAGCAGATGAAATTGTTGCAACAGCAGTCTATGGCGTGAAAGAATTACACGATTCATATGGTTGTGAAGTTGAAGCAGACTCATCAATTCAATAGTTATAAGTTTATCAGGGCGAGAAATCGCCCTGATACTACATAGGAGAATTTATGGATATAAAATTAACAAATGGTAGAAAAATAATAGTTAAAAATAAACACTATTACGAAGTTAATATAAAACATTTTCAAAATAATGGTTTTGTTCCTGTTGATGAAGTAAAAAAAGAAATTAAAAAAGCGACAGTAAAAGACATTTCTGATAAAGTTGTTCAACTTAAACCAAAGAAAAAAAAAACAAGGAAAAAGAAATGAAAAATTTAAAAAGATATTGGAAGATGGCAAAAAACAATCCTAGAGTTTCTGCTGGAGTTGTTATAGTTGTTGCTATTATTTTAACTTGGGTATTCTAATATGGCTAATTATACAGGTGCGAATGTAATCACTACATCAGATGTTTTAAAATATCAGCCTGATGCTTTTGATTTTGGTATATCAACAACTGCTACTGAAACAACAAATTTTCTAGCACAAACAACAAATGATATTTTAAGACAATTAAGAATAGAGTGGTGGCCTGTATATAAAACAAATGTATTTACAGATATTACAGTTCTTAATACTGCTGAGATGGATAACACAAAAGTTAATTTAGATCAGTTTGAGAGGGCTGGAATATATTTATTTTTAGGAAGATTCTATTTACCAGCATTAACTAAGTTTAGACCTGAGACAGAAAAAGACAGATTTGAAAGAATGTCTGAATATTATATGTCAGAATACAATAAAGAATGGCGATCTATACTTGAAGATGGTGTTGAATATGATGCTACAGCAGATGGCACTATTCAAGTTAATGAAAGAGAGCCTTTACATGGTTATAGACGATTGACTAGATAATGGCTTTAGATGTTAAAATAAAAAGTAACAGTAAAGCTATTGAAAAAAGATTTAAAAGATTACAGAGTAGATTTCCAACAATAATTGATAAAGGTATTTTACAAGGTGGTTTTCAATTATTAGATATTGTTAGAACTAAAACAGCTAAAGGAGTTGATTTTAGAGGTAATCCATTTGCTCCATATTCTGATGGTTATTTAAAACAATTACAAAGAGAGGGAAAATCAACTAAGGTAGATTTATTTAATACAGGAAGAATGTTAGGTTCAATAACACCATCAGGAAAAACAATTAAAATTACAGGTAAAAACAAAGTATCTATTTCATTTAGTAATGCACAAATGAGACAGAGAGCATTATTTAACCAAGTATTAAATGAGCCTAAAAGAGAATTTTTTGCCTTTAACAATAGAACAGAAAAGATTATAAACAAACAATTCAACAGATTTGTTGAAAAAGAATTAAAGAAAATGAAACTATGAGTGTACGAGAAAATATTGCATCTAATTTATTATCTACTATTTCAGGTATATCTAGCCCAGCAATCATAAAAGCTACTAGACAACCTTTTCAGTTGGATGAATTATCTGACAAACAATATCCAGCAGTAATAGTACAAACATCAGAAGAAACTAGAGAAGATTCAGAGTTAGGAGATGGTGCTAGAACTAGAATAGGTACTATTGATTTTGTTATACTTGGTTTTGTAAAGGGTGCAGAAGCTAATATTGATACTAAAAGAAATCAATTAATTACAGCTATTGAAACTGCATTAGAATCTGATATTACAAGAAATAGCAACGCACTTGATACAGAAGTTACAAGTGTAGAAACAGACGAGGGTACATTGTTTCCTATTGGTGGTATAAGAATAGTTGTAAGATGTACTTATGAGTTCCAAGCTGGAACACCATAAACAAGGAGAAGATATGGCAAATAAAGATAAAATTATTGATAAGATAGAAAAGAAAATAGACAGCATTGAAAAGCTACATGATAAAGAATCTATTATGTGTGAAGAAGTTAAAGATTTACTTGCTGATTTAAGAGACCAAGAAGAAGATGAGAAATGGGAAGATGACTCAGAAGAAGATTTTGATGAAGATAATGATGACGAAGATATTGACGAAGAAGAAGATAAGGAGTAAAAGACTTTATGGCTAAGGACATTAAATTATTTAAAGATGGGAATGAAATAACTATTAATGAAACTCAACTTGATAGTTTTATAAGTTTAGGCTGGAAACAAGAAAAAGAAAATATATCAACAAGCAAAAAGGAAAATAAAAAATGGCAACACACTTTGGAAAAGAAGGAGTAGTAACTGCTGGTGGAACAGGTATAGGCGAACTAACAGGTTACACACTTGAAACTACTGCTGATGTTGTAGAAGATACTCAATTATCAGATGCAACAAAATCATTTGTAGCTGGAAGAACATCGTTTTCAGGAACTTTAGAAATGAGTTATGATGAAACTGATACTCCACAACAAACATTAACTGCTGGAACTTCAATATCTTTTATATTAGCACCTGAAGGTAATTCATCAGGAGATGAAACTTTTACAGGTACAGGAATTGTAACAGGAATGAGTGTTAATATTTCATTAGATGGAATAACAACTAGATCAGTTACATTTCAAGGCACAGGAGCATTAACAAGAGGAACTGTCTAATAATATTGTATGAAATTTATTGACAGAGCAAAATCTCATTTTGAGTCTCTTGGTGTTCAACATATAGAAGTTGAAGAATGGAAAGACGAAGCTGGAAATCCAAGTGTAATATATTGGAATCCAATTACTTTATCTGAAAAAAATAAACTATTTAGAAAATCTGATAATCTTAATGATGTTAGTATTCTTGCTGATATTCTAGTTATGAAATCACTAGATAAAGATGGTAACAAATTATTTACATTGGAAGATAAACTTGGCTTGATGCACAAAGTTGATTCTGATGTACTCTCTAGGATAGCGACTGCAATGGTACAAGCTATCAATCCTGAACAGGTAAAAAAAAACTAAAATCTGAGCCTCAATTAAAGAATTGTTTTATTGTAGCTGATAGACTAAAAATACCTTTAAGAGAAGTTTTACAAATGGAAGAATGGGAGTATAACCATTGGTTAGGCTTTCTTTTATTAGAAAACGAAGAACATGAACAGGCTATGAACAAAACAAGGCACAGATAAATGGCACAAAATTTAGTATTAAATATATTAGCAAAAGATAAAACAAGACAAGCCTTTAATGGTGTCAGGGCTGGATTAACAAATTTAAGAAGTGCAGTATTTTCTGTTCAATCAGCTATTATAGGTATTGGTGGTGGACTTGCTATAAAATCAATTTTAAATGTAGGTTCTACTGTTGAACAATTAAGATTGAGATTTGCTTTTTTATTTAAAGGTGTCAAAGAGGGAGATAAAGCTTTTCAAGGATTGATAGACTTTGCTGGTAAAGTACCTTTCTCACTAGAGGAAATTCAAGCTGGTGCTGGTAACTTAGCAGTTGTTACAAAAAACGCAGAAGAACTAAATGAGATTTTAAAAATTACAGGTAATGTTGCATCGGTCACAGGATTAGATTTTAGAACTACTGCTGAACAAATACAAAGATCATTTTCTTCAGGTATTGGTAGTGCAGACTTATTTAGAGAAAGAGGTGTTAGAGCATTATTAGGATTTAAAGCTGGAGTACAAGTCACAACAGAAAAAACAAAAGCTAAATTTAGAGAATTATTTGGAGAGGGTGGAGAGTTTGAAAAAGCTACTGAAGTTCTATCAACTTCATTTACAGGTACTTTATCAATGTTATCTGATAAACTATTTAAGTTTAGATTAGATACAGCACAAGCTGGTTTCTTTGATTTTATCAAACAAGGCTTAGTAGAAGTAAATAGATTAATTGAAAACAACTCCGATCTTATGTCAACATTTGGTGCTAGGCTAAGTGCTGGTTTAATAGAATTTACTAAAACAGCAATATTAACATCAGCATCAGTTATTGGAGCATTGACTCCTGTATTTAGTTTTATTGGAAAATCAGTTAGTAATTTATTTGCAGTATTTAGAGAGTTACCACAAGGAGTACAAACACTAGGATTAATAGGTTTCTTAATGTTAGGTAGATTAGGTAAAGGTGTTGTTTTAGTTATTGGTGGAGTCTTTGATGAGATAAGAAGTATTTTAGGAGATTTAGCAAATGCTTATGCTTTTCTTTTAGAAAAAATAACAAATGGTCTTGCTAAAACAGGAATGTTTAAAGACAAAGTTGCTAACATGAGAATTGTTATAGAAGATTTTAGAAAATCAGCAGACAAATTAAAAATTCCATTTAAAATACTTAATGAAGAATTAAGTAATACAACTAAAGAAACAGATAATTTTATTGGTAAAATGGAAGAATTTTTAAATGGATTAGAAGATAAAGCATTACTTTCAAAAAAACAAGTAGAAGAAATATTGAACAAATTAAAAAGTTCTACTGAAGAAACTAAAAAATTTGGATTAGAATTAGGCAAAGTAAAAGAAAATATACTTACTGCATTTAAAAAAGATTTTGAATCTATAAATCAAACATTAGGTAAAATGGCTCAAAGTGGCATCAAAGCATTTTCAAGAGGACTAGCAGAAGCTTTAGTTCTTGGTAAAGACTTAAACATGACATTTAAAGAATTAGCACAAAAATTATTCGTAGATATTTTAGCATTTACAATTCAAATTATAATTCAAGAAACAATTAGAAACGCACTTAAAAAAGAACAAGTAGATTCAGAAGCAAAAATTACAAACGAATTAAAATCACAGACAACAGAAATGAAAAAACAAGCTGTACTAAGTTTATTTACAGGTGGCTTTACAGGTGGCAATCCACATAGAGCATCAGGAGGTTCAGTTTCAAAAGGTCAGCCTGTTGTTGTTGGAGAAAGAGGGCCTGAAATGTTTATACCAAACAGCACAGGTCAAATAACACAAGCCTCTAGAGGTACAGGTGGTGGAGCAGTTAATGTGAACTTTACAATTAATACAATAGATTCAAGAGGATTTGGTGAAGCTTTACAAGAGAACAGAGGTACTATAACAGGAATAATAAACAATGCTTTAGCAGAAAAAGGAAGAAGTGAGTTAGTATAATGAGTGGTGCATTTCCAATATCAACATCTAAATTTGAAACATTAGGAATTAAAAATATACAAAACACTTTAATTTCAAAATCATTATCAGGAAAAAAATTATCAAGACAAATACAAAACCAGAGATTTGGATTTACTGCTAGTATTATAACTGCAAAGAGATCAGATGTTTATGGAGAACTTATGGCTTTTATAATGAAGCAAAGATCAGGAAAAGAAGATTTTACAATTACTCCACCTGAAATAAAAAATGCAAGAGGCAATATAAGTGGAACTGTTTTAGTAAATGGAATTCAAGCAGTAGGAGATACTACAATAACTGTTGATGCTATGACAGGAACATTAAAAGCTGGAGATTTTATAAAATTTGCACATGACAAAGTATATATGGTAGTTGCAGATGTAACTGCCGATGGATCAAATGAAGCAACGATTACAATAGAGCCACCACTTGTAACTGCTTTATCAAATGATTCTTCTGTTACTTATGATAGTGTTCCATTTAAAGTTCATTTAACAAACGATATTCAAGAGTTTGGAGCAGTTGGTGCTGATAAAGATGGTAATTTATTGTATAAATTTGAATTGGATGTTGAAGAAACTCTTTAATGAAACAATACAAAATTACACACTTAATTAGTGCAGAATTTGAAGCTACTGCCATTGTTGATGAAAATGAAATTAATGAAAAAATTAATGATTTAAAAGAGTATAAAAAACCTGATAGTAAATTTAATTTTACCATGCTAAAAGGTAGTGAAAGCATATTAAGAACATATTACGAGGATTATGGCAAGGACATTAACAACAGCAGTAAAAAACGAATTATTAACAGGTCAGATTAGACCTGTACATCTTTTAACAATAGGCTTTGCAACTCCTGTAAATATAACTGATAATGCGTTTGATTTAACTTCTTCTATTTCAGGCTCTAGTGTAACTTATTCAGCTTCAGCATTTTTAGTTGGTGCTTCTTCATTTGAAGAACAAACAGATATATCAAAAACAACATTAAGTGTTTCATTATCAGGAGTAGATACAACTTTTATATCTATTGTTCTTGCAGAAAATATAGTAAATGATTCTGTAACAATTTTTAGAGGTTTGTTAAATTCATCTAATGCTCTTATAGCTGACCCAATATTATTATATCAAGGAAACATAGATACTTTTGAAATATCTGAAACTGAAACTCAATCAAATGTTAAATTAATGATTGTTTCACATTGGGCAGACTTTGAAAAAAAATCAGGAAGAAAAACAAATAATGCTTCTCAACAGAGATTTTTTAGTACAGATGTTGGTATGGATTTTTCAAGTGAAACAGTTTTAGATTTAAAATGGGGTAGAGAATAATGATTAGACAATGGGAAAAAAAAGATTTAGATGAAATAATACAACTTGGCTCAATGATGTGGAAAGAGGGTGCTTATAGTTATTTATCTTTTGATGAAAGAAAAACAAGAGAAACAATAAATTATTTAATGGATAATCCTTTTATTGGCATGGGTTGGGTAGCAGAAAAAGATAACAAAATTGTTGGTGGTATAATTGTTCATCTTACAAAATTTTTTTTTAGTGAGGAAATGACTTGTAGTGATTTGGCTTTGTATGTAGATCCAAAACAAAGAACAAGTTTAAGAGTACCAATAAGACTTATTAAAGAAGCAGAAGAATGGGCAAGATTAAAAGGTGCTAAAGAATTTTGTCCAGCAAGTAGTGTAAGAATAAAAAGTGATTCTGTTGCAAAACTTTATGAGTTTTTAAAATATGATAAAGTAGGTCATTTATTTAAGAAAAAGTTATAATTATGTGTAGTTTTGGTGGAATAATAGATAAAGGAAAAAATGCAATAGGTACTGTTTATAGTATTTTTAGTGGAAACTTTAATCCATATGTAACTTTAGGTGTCTTTGCTATTGGTTGGTTATTTTCAAGATCATTAAAACCTGATGTACCTGACTTTGGTACAAATGATTTTGAAGAAACTGAAAGAGGAATACTATTAAACAAACAATCAAACAATGCTTGTATTCCTGTTGTATATGGAGAAAGACTTTTAGGTGGAACAAGAGTATTCATACAAACATCAGGAACAGATAATACTTACCTATATGTTGCATTAGCACTTTGCGAGGGAGAGATAAATTCAATAGAACAGATAATTGTTGATGATAAAACTGTTACTTTTGATGGTGCATTAACTGATGGAACAGTAAGAGAAGTAGCAAGTAGTGATAGTAATTTTTATAAAGATTCTACAAGTCACATACAAATACAAGCTTTCTTTGGAACAGATGGTCAAAGTGCATCAAGCATTTTATCAACATTATCTTCATGGGGGTCAAACCATAAATTGTCTGGCACTTGTTATTTAGCTTTAAGGTTTAAATGGAATCAAGATGTTTTTGGTGGAATACCTATTGTCCAAGCAAAAGTAAAAGGTAAAAAAGTTGTCACACTAGCATCTAACTTATCAGAGCAAACTGCATCTTTTTCTACAAACCCAGCCTTTTGTTTATTAGATTATTTAAGAAACGAAAGATATGGAAAAGGTATTGCAACATCAAGTTTAGATTTACAAAGTTTTTATGATGCTTCACAAGTTTGCGTCACACAGGTCACACCATACTCAGGTGGAAGTGATATAAATATATTTGATACAAATGCTGTTATAGATACATCAAAAAAAGTGTTAGACAATGTAAGAGAAATAGTAAAAGGCATGAGAGGTTATTTGCCTTATGTTCAGGGTAAATATAAATTAGTTATTGAAACAACAGGATCAGCTTCAGTATCTTTAACAGAAGATGATATTATTGGTGGTTATGCTTTAGCATCTCCTACAAAAAATTCTAAATATAACAGAGTTATAGCTTCTTATATTAATCCTGATAGAAACTATCAAGTTGATGAAGTTCAATATCCAGCTATTGACGATAGTGGATATTCTTCAGCAGATAGACACGCAACTATGAAAACAGCAGATGGTGGTTTTTTGCTAGAGGGCAGATTTGATTTTAGAACTATAACTTCAACTTATCAGGCTGAAGAAATGGCTGAAATTATATTAAGAAGAAGTAGAGAGTCTTTAGGTCTTAGTATGAATTGTGGTTTTAAAGCTTATGAATTACATATTGGAGATATTGTTAGTGTTACATTATCAAGTTTAGGTTTCTCAAGTAAGTCTTTTAGAGTTTTAGGAATGACTTTTAATGAAGATTATACAATAAATCTTAACTTAGTAGAATATCAAGCTTCACATTATACTTGGGCTACTAAATCACAAGTAAGTTCAACACCATCAACAACTTTACCTAATCCATTTACAGTTCAAGCACCAGCAAGTGTAACTTTAACTGACCAACTTATTGAATATAATGATGGAACTGTAATTGTAGCTTTAGATGTTGCTATCGGTGCTTCTCCAGACTCATTTATAGATTTTTACCAAGTAGAATATAAACTAAGCACAGATTCTAATTTTATTATTTATGCACAAGGTTCAGGATTAAACCATAGAGTTTTAAATGTAATTGACCAATCTACTTATGATGTAAGAGTTAAAGCAGTTAATACATTAGGAGTATCATCAACTTATGTTTCAGCACAAAGAAAGATAGTAGGTGCTATTGAGCCACCTAGTGATGTAACAGATTTTTCTTGTAATATTTTAGGACAAGAAGCACATTTGTCATGGACACAAATACCAGATTTAGATTTAGCTTTTTATCAAATTAGATATTCAACATTAACCGATGGAACAGGAGAATGGGCAAATTCTGTATCTTTAATAGAAAAAGTATCAAGACCAGCCACAAGTATTAGTACAGTTGCTAGGGCTGGAACTTATCTTATAAAAGCATTTGATAAATTAGGTAACGCAAGTTCAAATGCAACTGCAATAGTTTCTAATGTTACAGGAGTACAAAATTTTAATTCAATAACTTCTGTATCGGAACACCCTGAGTTTAATGGAACATTAACAAATACTGCAATAGTAGATGACACTTTAAGATTAGATTCTTCAGAATTGTTTGATTCAGCTTCAGGAAACTTTGATGCAGAAACAACTAGATTTTTTGATTCTGGTGTTGCTAATGCAGACTTTATAGCATCTGGTAATTATTTATTTGCAAATGTAGTGGATATAGGTGCTAAACATACTACAAGAATTACAGCTACTTTAAAACAAACTTCTGATGACCCAGATGATTTATTTGATAATAGAACAGGATTATTTGATTCTCAAAATTCAAGTTTTGATGGAGATACACCAGCTAACTCTAATGCACATCTAGAAATTGCGACAAGTGATGATAACTCAACCTTTACTGCTTTTCAAAATTTTGTAATAGGTAATTATACAGCTAGATATTATAAATTTAGAGTTGTTTTAACTTCTACTGATTTAGCCTCAACTCCTGTTGTTCAAGAAGTATCAATATCAATAGATATGGAAGATAGAATATTTAGTGGAGATAATATAACTTCTGGTGCTGG